ACGAACATCTTTCATGCTCTGACGATAAGCTAACATACCCTCTTCTGCGCCCTCGCCAAAATAACGACCGGGAGACTTGGATTTTAGAACCCCAATGCCAGCCATCATAAGGGCTTCATTCAATGCAGACTTTCTGCGATCTTTAAGATTCTGAGTGCGAGTGCCTAGCTCTTTTTCAGTCCCAACAAGTCTATCTGGGACATCTTTGTTATATCTCTCAGTCTGTCTCTGCTGGGCAGCAGCAAACTCTTCCTCGGTTGGAAGCGCTTTAGGATAATAAGCAGCAAATGGATCTACTTCTGGAGACTTGACAGCAGAGCCTCCAAGAGAGCCTCTAGAGAGAGCGATATTGGGTCTTGGCGGACCCATATTCTCAGCATTAACCTGATCAGCCGCTACCTGCTTCTGGGTAGCAGCCTGAGCAGCATCTTTCTGCATCTGTATAGTTTTAGCTCCAATAGCCACTTCCTTTGCTTGCTGTCTTCTCATGTACTCGCCAAGACTAACAGCGTCACCAGTCTCAGGATCAATCTTCTTTATTTCCGGAGACCCAAACATTCCTTGCACAGCCCCACTTAAAGACCCATACGCCTTTTGCGTAGCCTTACTTAAAGCAGGAAGATTTTCATCCAACTTATTTGAATCCGACTGATTCGCTGTTTGTAGAAGCTCAAACGGCATCCCGCCTTGCTGGAACCTCTTAACATCACCACCCTCGTTGAATGCAACCAACCCACCACTAGCCATACGCTTACGGGGAGAAGCCATTGCATCTGTAGCGGCTAATGAACTAGCCTGCGGGGTAGCCATCAGACCAGCAGCAGGCATCTGAGGCATCTGCGGAGGCATCTGCGGAGGCATAGGCATCTGAGGAGGCAGAGGCTGTTGTTGTGGTGCTGGCTGTTGCATTTGAGCAACAGCAGACATCATCTGTTCTCTGCTAGGCTGGCTCAAGTCGTCTACAACGGTAGACTTGGGAGCCTCTTTCATGTATCTATCTCTCATTCCTTTGCGTCTTTCTAACTCCGCAACAACCAGATACCCCGGATAAGATCCTGTAGGCTGCCGTACCTCGCTCACAAGGAAATGATCAGGAACATCCTTTAGGTCTTCTGAAAGCTTTAAAATACTCATGACTTCATTCCTTCTCTAGCAAGACCAGCGGCTAATAGACCAGCCCCACTCATCTGCTGGGCTAGACTTGGTTGAGCTTCATATACTGTCTTGCCGCCTGTAGCAGCAAGATTTGAACTCCCGCGCAACAGATCAGACATGAACCCAAGCTGTTTATACGGATACGCCTTTTGCTCTATGTAGTTCTGATAAGCGATCTCAAGAGCTTGCTGTTGTTGCTGTTGGTTCATAGCACCAAAGGCTTCTTGTGCTTTAGCTAGGTCTATTCCTGCTGCCTGCGTCTGAGCGCCTAAGTTGCCAAGACTTGTGGCTGCGGTGATAGCTTGGTTAGATCCTTGCAGACCAGCGGTTGTCCCGAACTGCCTAGACTGCTCTGCTGCCTTTTGAGCGTCCATAGACAACTGAGCTTCTCTGGCTGCTGATGACTCCCCAAAGGTTGAGCCATACTGTCTAGAGGCTTCTGCGGCTTTCTGAGCATCCATCATTGCTGCTTGATTAGCTAGTTGAGCCTGAGTGCCATACTGAAGGTTCTGCCCTTGTGCTGTCATAGCACGACCTTGGTCGCGTTCAAACTGAGCCTGTGCGTTCTCATATGCAGACTGAAGACCTTGAGCCTGTATACCGCCTAACTGAGAACCTAATGCCCTTTCTCTTTCTGTCTGACCAATAAGCTGTCTAGCTCCGCCGAATGTACCTTGACCGGCAGCGGATAGGTTTGCATTCTTCTGAACAATCTGTGCATCCCGCATTGCCTGAATCTTTTGCTGATCTACAACCGCCTGCATGTAAGGAGAGGTGTACTGTGCTACTTGATCCGCGCCAAAGGTAGCGGATGTTGCTCTCTCAGGGGTGACTGTAGCTGCGTTAAACGCTGTGGGCGAATAAGACCTTGTTGCGTAGTTAGTTCCAAATCCTGAAGGGGCATAGTTACCAGCGCCTAGACTTGATGCCCCGCCTGCTGTAGCTAGATCTGTTGCTGTTCCAAAGTTAGCAGAAGGAGCCATTCCTGTTACGGATGATCTGGCAGCCGTTTGCTCTGGGGTGGCTAGAGCAAGTCGATCTCCCTTGTATGCCTGATACGGAGCGCCCGGAGCGCCTTCTGGATTAACGCCAGTTATAGCTCCTGCCTGCCCCAGCATCGCTTCCATGTATGGCTTGGCGTATTCTGGTACGGATACCTGAGATGTCTGGGTAGGCATTGGAGGGGGTGTGCCGCCACCACCCTCTAGGGTCATACCCCTTCTGCCGCATCTTGGTTTAAACGCTCCCTCTGGAAGCATTGAGAAATGGTTATATATCATGCTGTCACCTATTTAAAGAATCGTTGGAACGAGATGCTTTGTACTTCGTATCCATACTTCTTTATTGCTCTTGACCATCCCGGTCTGCCAGTGAATTCTATCCCTGCACATCCTGCAGCCTTTGCGTAGCCTTCTGCTAACTCCTGCATCTTGTCAGACACCTGCTCCATTACATGTGGTTCCATCGCACAGTACTGAATAGCAAACATCTTACATTGATGATACTGCTTAACCTCAGTTATCAAGTGACCGTATATATTTTGGTCATCCATAACTACCCACAGTTGCATTTGACGAGAGAGGATGAATGACAGTATATCGTCAGCAGTCGCTCTTCCCATCGTCCATTCTTCTGATACCTTCAGATACGGTAGAATCTGCGGGAGGATGGAGCAAACCATTCCCGGTGGCACTAATGACAGATCCATCATCTAGGCAGATACTTTGCTGCGTTGATTTGAGGAGACTGCCTCTTGCGTCCAGTTCTTTCTTTTCTAATCTTGTCCATCATTGCGTAGAGCTTTTCTGCCCCTGCCTTGCTTGATCCGTTCCCTATGTGGGATACAACGTCTGCTGGTATGACAAACTCTCCATCAGCCAACCTAGCTGGCTGCTTGGTTCCTATCATAGCAGGTATGTCGTCACTCATCCCATCTCCACGACCACTCAGGAAGTTACCGCCTCTGTGGAGGCTTAGTAAGCCACCTTGAGCTGCTTTGTATGGAGTGCCTGCAGCATAGCTGCTTGAGTATCTGATCTTCTCTCTGCCACTTGGATCTGCTTCTTGGTCAGAGGTATCTTCTTCGGAATAGGTGTAGGGGCGAATCATTGTTTCTGAGATTGGGTTCACCCCGCTACTTGGAGGCATCATCTGCGCCAGACCCAGACCGCCTAGAACAAGCTCCATTTTGTTATCCATTGCAAAATCACCAGCCTTTTGCAAAGGCGTTCTGTGTACGGTGGAGTCTGCAATAGACTTCATCATAAGATCAGTTCCCGCCTCATTAACGGGACGAGAAAGGTTTGTAACGGATGGGCTTAAAGACGGCTCAACAGAGCCAAGTCCGCCTCTGCCAGCATTAAATGGGCTGGATGGGGCGGCAACATCAGGAAGGTAAGCGGTTGATTTTGGAGTTGGAGCCTTGACCACATCAGTAGGGCTGATGGATTTGCCATAGTTCATTGGACCAGCTTGAGGCAAGGTGGGTGTCTTTGGCGGAGTTACAGAAACAAGGTTTGACGGTGCGGGAGCAGGAGCTACGGTCATGCCGCCAGTTGGGATTTCTCCTGCTACAGAATTTCGAAGAAACCGTTCATTTCCTGCAGTAAGCTTTTCTTTAGATGCCCCAGCCACCTCTTTGCCTGCTGTTTTAGCCGTTTCCTTTGTTGCCTGACTAAAGCCCTGCTCTGCAAGTGCTGGGACGGCTGTTGTTGCGACTGTGGTGGGTAAAGCCCCTAGTCCACCGGAGGCAACACCCGGAGCAATTCCAGTAGCGGCTCCTTCTGCTAGCATTGCGGCAGAAGGCATAGCCCCACCAATTCCAGCGGCAGTAGGGATAACTGCAGGAATTAAGGGGGCAACAACACCCGGAGCAATTCCAGTAGCAGCTCCTGTTGACAGCATTGCGGCAGAAGGCAGGCTGGCAGCGGCGGCAGTGGATGCGAGTGCTGAAGCTGTAGCTGCCGCTGTTGTTGCTGCTGCCACTTGCGCTGCTGTTGCTCCTGCTATCGCTGCCGCTTGCATTGCTGCTACGGTTGTCCCCGCTGCTGCTGCTGCCGCTATGAAAGACATAATGGGTTTCCTTTATACTGTAAAAATTCTTGGTAACTACCAATAGTCAATTCATCCTCGGCTTTTTCAACTTCGGTTTCTTCTGTCCCGCAAATCGTTGTCCACACAGTATCCTCATGTGTGAACCCAGCGCGTTTGATGCCAGCCGGTGACTCAAACATATCACCTGATTTCAGACGCTTCCAGCCGTCCTCAGTCAATACTGAAATATCACCCTTGACGACAATATTTACCTGCTTGAATTTATGCATCTTGCCAATGATGATAGAGCCTTTTGGCGCTGTCATTTCACGGACGTAGACTTTATTACCGAAGCAATGGCGTAATGGGGCTTCAACTTGAGGCATCTGCTTTAATGCAGCTTCAATGACAAACAGCTTTTCGATCATGTCTCCGCTCATCGCACTCAGAGTGGTAGTAAATTCTACCATTTCGCTCGATGTAGTCTGGGGGTCTATTAGCTGCATAGTTACATTATCCTCGCCTGCATTTAAACGTCAAGGTATTGCTGATACAAACTGCAATGTAGCTATGACTCCGGGAGACTGTGGAGTGGTGGGAGTAGACCCAGCGGCTATAGTTGCAATACTTATCCCTAAATCAGTTCCATGCCACATGATCTCCAAGAAATCAGCAGCAGCTAATTGGATCATATAGTTTAAACCGGCAATGAGTTGCCCATTTACCCCGCCATGACTACTGTGGATTGTAAAGACGCTATTGCTATTGGCTATGCCTGCCGCTGTAGGGGTGGCTGCGTTCTTTCTAAACCATATATCAATGTCATGAGTCGCAGTGTCAGTATTAATAAACTGAGCGCTGAACTGTAAGTTATATATCCCTGCATTGGTCACAGTGAGCTTGGTTGCCATTGCCCCGGTTAAGGCTCTTGAGGTTACTGTTTGAGATACAGAGACGGTATACGTCCCTACGCCACCGCTTGTACCAGTTAGCTGGACAACAACATAGGTGTTAGCAGCAACTGTAGTGCCTGCTATTAACATCCCCGGAAATATAAGCCCTGTTAACCCAGAAGCTACAGTTAGAACTGTAAGCGCTTGTGAGCCTGTGAAGGCAGCAGATCTAGAGCCAACCGATACCCCGCTAGATATGTCTGTAGCTGCAAGACGCATCGGGTACTCAGTGGTTACGCTTCCACCAGCTTGATTGGTTGTATCGTAGAACGATCCATAGGGCAGAGTAACGCCTAGTCCAGACCCTGAGAATGTGCCTGTGAAGTTTCCGCCGGTAAACTGATCCCCTATGAACTCACCGCCATAGAAGAAGTCACCCCTATAGGACTGATTGAAGAGAGGGGCATTGGAGTCTAGCTTATTGAAGTACAGCTCAATCACTCGAATGAGCTGAAGCATGTACTCCCTGTCATATTCTGGCTTAGGGTTAGGTAGAGGAGACGCTCTGAATGACACCATTGCCATTAGCGTTCTCCGTCTGTCCTGCCATCAAGCCTTGGTGTACCCAATGCCCACTGCGTTCCTAGCCCGTCAGAGCCAACCTTTAGAGCTAACTGTCTAGCCCTAGCCCTAATGAAGATCTGTTGCGTAAATGTATCAACTGTTGCAGAAATGACACTAGCTGAGTCATCAACATTACTAGCGAAAGATGACCCCGGAAAGTTTCTAGACCTCATTGTAAAGGTTGTCTCAGGGGCTGCTGCTGTTGAGTTGTCAAATGAGACATCGGGAATTATCCGTCTAATAAGGGTGAACTTGTCGCCCTCATTGATATCAAAGTCATTTGACTGGATATAGGACTCCATAGGGAGTCCATCATCGTCTATGCCGTCCTCATGATTTAGCAGAGTCCCAATCTGAGTATCAAAGTCTGTACGCACAGCTTGCGGATGATCTCTTAAAGGAGAGTCCAGCCAAGCAGTCCTCTCTATGTTTCCGTAGTACCAGATCTTTTCAAGATGGTTGTAGATAACGTACTTGTCGTTTGTCTGGCTGGCTAAACTTGGATACATCCACCAGACCTCATTAAAGCCTTCGTTAGTGCCTGAGATAATTTGCTCGGCTTGATCAAAGTTCATGTCATTAAATACATAGTTTCTTAATGTTGTTGGCAATGTATCTACTCGACCTGAGTAAGAATAGAACTTATCTCTACCCATCCAGTAGGTAATGTTGTTAACAGTGGCTACGCCTCTACCACTGAGTATTGATATGTTGTCTGCGTATTCTTGTATAGAGAATACATCTGTAGTCCCAGTGAACTGCAGGGTATATAGATGGGTGTCAGTAAAGACCAAGATTTCCTGCCTTGTTGCTAATGCCCTTATGATTCTAGATCCTCTAGATACAGCCAAGAATCCAGCAGAGGTTGAGGCACTAACGAGCCAATTGGAAGGCTCGTTTTGATTAGCCCATCTTATTAGCAGAGGATTGAATTTCTCTGCAGTTGTTTCGCCATACTCTGTTGCCCCAAAAGCAATAAGATGCTTGTCATTCTGAGAAACAAGAATCTGCATTGCTTGAAACGGACACAAGTCAGGGTCAAAGCCATTGGCTGTTGCTACTGCTTGTAAAGATATTGCCCTTTCTGACAAAGACAAATCAGCATCTGGGTCGTTCCCTCTTTCCCAGTAATAAATACCCTCGTTGCGGATATTCATAATTAGGTCATTATTGAAGTTATCAAACCACCAGTCTCTTTGTGGCAGAGCAACTGGGTTGATTGTTCCAGACCCCCACCCCCCACGACTCCACCCCCCTACCCCCCACCCATACCCAAATGTCCCTCCAATGTCGCCAACATCTATCTCATAACTTCCAAAGGCTCCCGCTCCTTGAGCTGACTGAATTCCTGCGCCTGTTGTGGTGATATCTATAGCCGCACCACCAACAGTTAAAGAGAGTTCGCAGGTTGAGCCAGCCGGGGCTATTACATAATACTTTGTATTAATGACCAGAGGACTTGGTAGAGCAGAGGTTGTACTTACATACAAAACATCATCAAGGACTGGGGTATATGTAGTGAATGTAATAACGTCTGAAACATTAGCAGTGAAGATGTTGGTTGATGCGTCTACAGAGGTTGCCAAAACAGGAAGACCTGTTGTTGGGCTTTTGGCTTCAATAGTGTACTCAGTGCCACTAACAACTGTAGCAATCTTGTAATTCTGATTCAGGACTGCGGCAGTTATATTCCCACCCAGACCCAATGCTCCGCTAATGGTCACATAGTTCCCGGCAGAGGCTGAAACAGTAGCGTCTGTAACTGTGATTGTGGCTGAACCAGCAGTTGCTGAAAAGGTTACTGCTCCAGCAACAGAAATATCTGCATACGGGGTAATGTCGGAAAGGTTACCGCCAGCCTCAATATAGACTTTTGTATTGGTCCCAAGACCAAGGAAGTTGTCAGAGAATGTGGTTATCCAGCCCCACATCTGACGGCAGGTTCCTATCAGGGTATTGGCGGTATATTCTCTCCAGCCGCCTAGTTTCTGTGGATAGCCTGAGTAGAAGCGTACCTTGTCGCCATCCCACCAGCCGCCTTCGCCAGTGTAATTGGTCTGATCTCGGACGACTCCCGGTCTGAACTGCAGTCTCTGGAATGCCATTATGCGTATAATCCCGGTAGGTATACGGTCTTAATATCCTTCCTGACCGCAGTTAATGCTTGGTTTATCAAGCGTTCTGGATTGTATGATACATGAACCCAGCCGCTATCAGGGATACCTCTTGTGTAGAACTCCAAGATGACTTGTGTGAACTTAAAATTCTGAGAGATATACGAGGCAAGATCATAATTAGCCATTCCCGGTATCTCTAAATCTGCAGCACATCCAGTCATATGGTCAGAGGTCTTAGAGCCGCCTGTAGCCTCGTTAACAGCCTTACATCTGTAACCACTATTAATCTTAACTCTGCCGAACTTATCTCTAATCGGCTGCAATATCTTCTCGCATAGAACCCGTAGATTCTCTATCTCTGCCTTGGTTGGGATGTTGGGAATGTTTAAACGAAGGGCAGTCTCGCTCTTGACAAGCTCTTCTAGGGTGAAGTTCTTGGAGAGGTTCATTCTACTAATGCCTGCTTTCTAACCCAATCTTGCAACGCCTCTAGCGTTGCTGAGTTCTGGTTGCACGAACTGTAATTGGCTGAGAGGGTATCGGCAAGGTCTTGAGCTTCAACGGAGGCTGCATCAGCAGTTCCGGTGGCTTTGGAAAAAGGGTCTGCTGCGGCATCGTGGAACAGCCTGAAATCACCAGACAGAGAAGTAGTAGGAATTTTGGCATTTGTCAGTACCTCGCGTGACTTAGTTTGTATCTTTGCTACCGTATTTACATACTCTGTGGTCACTTGGTCTGAAATAACGACCTGTTCCTTGATAGCTGCGATGGTGTGTACCTGTGAGTCGATTACAGCCTGCTGGCACGAACTTACGCCGATTCTGTTACCCAAGTATAGACCGCTACCAAATATCGTCACAGCGATGATTGTAGCGATGGTGATTTTGGTAGCCAAGGGAAGCGCCAGCAGAAACATCTTATTATTCCCTATTGATTAGAGCAATCTTCTCCTGCCCTCTGCTGTGCGCTGAAATACCAATTATTGCTCCAAAACTAAGATGAAAGACCCCTGCCCCTTGCAGGGTTAGGGGAGTCCATTGCTCAGGATGAAGCGTCATCCATAATACTGGAAAGACAGCAAAGTCTAGTATGCATATCAGAAGGTACAGCCATGCAGCGGATGGTCTCCACCGCGTAACAAACCAGCTTAGGTTATTAGCCACACTAGAAAGCCGATAATCAGTATCACTGTCACGCTTCTCTTAGAGCTTTTAATTAAATCCAGAAAGTTATCTGCAACTGGGTCAGCCTTAATAATAACCTCATCAATAACTTTCTTAGTCTTTATTATAGCTTTATCAGTCTTTGCTATAACTTTCTTAGTCATATTAGTCCTTGCTGCAGAGTATCAGGTCAATATATTGAACAGCCAAGTTTATAGCCGTACCAGAGAACGAATGATCATGTCCACCATCTCCCCCAGCAGAGCTTGTTGCATAACCCCCTCCTGTATCCGCTCTAAGTTGTGACGTAACCCCAGCGCCGCTTGATGCCGAGGCAAATACAGTATGACTATGAGATGGCATTTCTGCCACTGTTAATGTATGTGACCCTACCGTTCCTGTAACCGCTTGACTAGAAAATGCAGTTGAAAAGGCAACTGACCCCCCAGCAACTCCACCGCTACCAGATACAACTCTTAGTGCTTTATTGTTTTGAGTAGTCAGCTTAGTCCATCCAGTGGGAGCGCTAGTATTGTAAAACGGGATAACCGTTCCTGATGTAAAGAAAGGTGCTGCAGCCGTTGAAGCCCATGCCGTTCCGTTAGAAGTTAATACGTTTCCTGCTGTGCTTGGGGCTACAGCCAGCAATGCGCTAGTGCCATTACCTATTAATACGCTGTTTAAAGTCAGAGAGGACGAACCCGTTCCTCCATCCGCTACAGCTAGATCAGTTATCCCTGTAATCGTCCCGCCGCTTATATTTGCCGTGGTTATTGTGGCAGTTGTGGCTATTATTGAAGTTAAAGTTGCATTCCCTCCTGAGATAGACACCGCATTAGAATTCTGAACAGCCATGCTGCCAAGACCTAATGATGTCCTGACTGTAGCTCCTGATTCAGCTACCCAGTTGGTCCCGTTCCCAACTATGAAATTGCCATCTGTTTTAGCTAATCCAGATATATCTTGTAGACCGGCATTGTATGCCTGAACGTCTGTGCCTATAGCTAGACCAAGATTTGTTCTGGCGGCGCTGGCGGTGGTTGCATTGGTTCCACCAGAGGCTATTGGCACTGGACTGGTAAAGGTTAGCGTCCCAATCTCTGCGGATGTGAGGTAATTAAGCTGCTCTATTACATCAACTCCATTTACATATAGAAGAGCTTTTTTTCCATTAGGAATTGTTATTCCTGTGCCGCCCGATGTCTTGACCCTAATACTCTGTGCGCCAGCCGTATCATTGTGGACAATGTAAGTCTTCTCGATTGTCGGGACTATTAAGTCCCTAGTAGCAGTAAGGGTTGTAGACACATCAGTGTCAACGTACAAGAATAAGTTTCTTGCATCCTGACTGGTGTTTGATTCAGTGAGAGTAATGGTCTTATTTGCATCGCTGGCGTATTCAACTACACCGCGACCAACAATAGCCTGCTCCAAGCCGTTCTCAAAATTGCTATTGGTTGTTGTTCCCCAATCATTTACCTGATCGCCAGTAGCCATCAGTTCAATTTTTAGATTTGGTGTATATGTTGAAGACATAACTTATCCTTTATTTCCAAACTTCTATTGGAGGGGTTGCCCAAACTAGATCGCCAGCGGTTGGATAGACAGCTATCTTTCTAATCTCATTACGATAGGCTATAAACTCATCCTGATTTGCTAGGTATGGATCGTTTATAGGACTGGCTACGTCAGCTATAGTTGTCCAGTCAGTATTCGCAAGTAGTTGAGACGCGGTAGCTTTATTCTGCTCTGCTGTAGGAGGGACCGGAGGAGGAGGCGGTATTGGGGTATTTGCCACTGTCCAAGCAGCCATTGCGTTATCCGCCCACTCAGGTAGGACCACTATATCTTCATTGGGTTGGTCAGTATATTCAATCCATCCTGCAACATCTTGCCACTGGAGGGCGCGAGCAGTTGGTGGGGTTCCTTCCCAGACTAAGTCCGAGTAAGCCACCTCATCTTCATAGACAGCCCCATCGGAAGGTATGATTGTTAATTTCATCTTTCTATTCCTATCCCTTTAGTGGTTTCAATTAGAAGTTGTTGGCTAGATTCATTAGCCTTTACCATTTCATTTCTAAATGACTCTACCGCTGATCCGGTTTGTCTCTGTTGCTGGCTATTCTCAATTAATAACATTGGAAGCCAAGTAATAGCGCAAGACCACTCATCTATGTCCTTTCCTGTGTTTGGATTAGTACCTCTAACTTGCGTAAACCAAGAACACTTTAGACCGACACAGTCTTCTTTTATTAATGGGCAGAAGTTACCAACTTTAATTTCCACAGTTAATCCTTAGTAGCCACAATAACATCTACATATTTTACCGCCAAATTAATCGCTGTACCTGTAAACGTTGCGGCTGAGTGACTATGTGAGCCACCGCCACCAGCAGCGCCGCTTGCGTAACCTCCCGCACCTGATCTAATTTGAGTGGTGACCGAACCGCCAGCCGATGCGCCAGTAGGTATGGTATGACTATGAGATGGTATTTCTGCCGTTGCCAAAGTATAAGCCCCAGAAGCCCCGTTTGTCCCTGTAACAGCCTTGCTTGCAAATGCTGTAGTAAACCCTACAGAACCTCCGGTAGATGCTGCGCCAGTTACAACCCTTAATGCTGAATCGTCATTAGTTAAGAGCTTTGTCCAGCCAGTAGGGGCAGCGGTCTGTTTAAATACCATTGCAGTACCAGCTGGGATTGCTGAAGTTGTATCACTTATACGAGCAGAATCAACTCTCACGCCATATGTTTGTGATCCATTCCATCCCATTAAAGTAGGATATGTCCCTGTCCACGCGGCAGCTGAATTGGTGTTATTAACACCAGAACCAGTTGGAGATGTGCTGGCTGAAGCATCAAATATAACGTGACTGTTTCCGTAATTTTTCCAACCTAGCATGTTTGCTACAGCGCTTGATCTATATGTTGTCCAGTTAGTTTGGTCACCGATGAATGTATAAGCCGTGCCTGTTGTATTCTGATTAAGCGTAGGGAAGTCTGCCGCTACGGCTATAGTCAGTGCGCCAGTTGTGGTTGTACTCTTTAATATGCCGGTAGCTAGGGCTGAAGTCCCTAGTGAGTAATCAGTGCCACTTGTTCCAGCACTTACAATCCCAGACACATTACTACCCTTCAACATGCCTGTTACTGTTGTTGTTAGGGTTATAGCTGGAGTAGATGTAGCCGTAGCTACAGTGCCAGCAAAGCCGTTGTTTGATACTACTGAGACTGAAGTTACAGTGCCTGTAGCCCCCGCAGCATTGCCATTTAACTTCTGTATTGCCTGAAGAATGGTATCTGTAGCCGCTACTGTACCCGCCCCTGATGTGTATCCAGTTAAGACCTTGCCTATAACCGCTGAGTTGGTTAGGGTGGCTGCGTTACCTACAGAGGTGGCTTCGCCTGTTAGGTTAGCGTTGGTGGTTACGTTACTAGCAGTGAAAGCAGTAGCAGTGCCAGTTATGTTAGTGCCTACTAATGCACTTGGAGTGCCTAAAGCTGGGGTTATCAGTGCAGCATTAGTCTTTCTTACAAAGACTCCAGTGCCTGTGCCTGTGTATTCAGCAGAGGTAGAGTGAAAATACTCTGTAGCAACTCCGCCCTGTAACCCTGCCAAGTCATTGTGTAGGTTAGCTAGGGGTGTATTAACGTGGGTATTTCTATCTTCACCATTGTAGGTCAGCGATATAGTCCTAGTGGCATCTGAAGTAACAAACCCAAGAATACCCATCTTTGTTGCAGTAGTAACTACCGTTGATGGCTGAGTTGTAATTACACCAAAGTCAGTGTAGTTAGGGGATATAGATGTTATTTCTGGGGTAGTAATTCCAAATAGTTTTTTCCATACAGTACCAGCAACTGCTGATTCATTGGTATACCCACTAGGTGTGGTAATAGTTACTACCGTGTCAGAGGTTCTAGCTGTTATCTGATATAGACCTTGGGGGGTTTGTAAGTATGATGCAGTTGTATTTGTAGCAGAAGCATCTATCACCGAAGTAGCAAAGGGCGTTCCTGATGATGCTGTAGCTGTGCGGCTTGATCCTGTGCCTGTGGTAGTTACAGTGC